TGAATCCGCTCAAGATGCACAAGCTATGCACGGTATCGATGTAGAAGCTGAAATCATGGCTGCTCTTGCACAAGAGATCACAGCTGAGATCGATCAAGAGATCCTCTTGAGCTTGTCTACATTGGCAGCTACTGAGTATACATACAACCAAGCTACTGTATCTGGTACAGCAACATTTGTTGGTGATGAGCATGCCGCTTTGGCAGTGTTGATCAACCGCGTTGCTAACTTGATCGCTCAGCGCACACGTCGTGGCGCTGGTAACTGGGCTGTTGTTTCTCCAGCTAGTTTAACAGTATTGCAATCTGCAACTACTTCTGCTTTTGCTCGCACAACAGAAGGCACATTCGAAGCTCCTACAAACACCAAGTTTGTTGGTACATTGAATGGCGCTATGCGTGTGTTTGTAAACTCTTATGCTCAAGATACAGCTTCTGTATTGGTTGGCTATAAGGGCACAAGCGAAGCTGATGCCGCAGCGTTCTATTGCCCATACATTCCGTTGATGAGCAGTGGCGTTGTTTTAGATCCATCAACTTTCGAACCAGTCGTATCATTCATGACACGTTATGGCTTCGTTGAGTTGACCAACACAGCATCCAGCTTCGGTAACGCAGCTGACTACGTTGGCGAGATCGCAGTTCAGAACTTGTCATTCTCCTAATCAGAGATTGTTTGTTTTATCAACCCAGGGATGGGAAGGCAGAAAAGCACCGAAAGGTGCTTTTTTGTTGGCTATAATTTGTTAACTTAAATATTGGTATGACCTATCGAATGTTAGTTACTACCTTTTACGGTGATCTAGACCAATTTAAAATGTTTTGTTATTGTTTGAATAAAAACTGGCAAGGCAAAAAAGATTTAATAGTGTGCATCGGATCAAATGAAGATGCAACAGTGTATTCTAACATTGTAGACAAAGCCTTTTCATCAGAATGGATAGTTGAAATTAAACCGTCTCTGCATGCCTACCCAACTACTGGTTATACCGAAATGCAAGTTAACACCATATACTACAGTGTCACGTCAGGTGTAGATGATATCATAGTGTGGGATTGCAAAGATTTTATATTGAAACCCTGCAATGATACTATGTTTGTGAAGAATGGCCAACATAGATTAACAAAACGATTCCATGACATAAAGATGGTAGATATGGGTTATGATTTTAGTAGGTTCCTTGATGAACCGTTTGATGATTTGCCAGGACTTAACAATGTAAGACCTTGGATATGGAATGTTGAACAGTTGCGTCGTTGCTGGGAACACTTGAATCAACGTTTTGGAGATTGCAACACATGGCACGATTTCTCAGGGCCTGGATTTTTCCCAGGCGGCACAGAAATTTACAGTTATTATGTGTTTGCGATGAAAGATACAAATCGATCCGTAGAGTTTATAGATATAAACAACGAAAAATATAATGCTTTAATGTATGCTGGAGCATACTCAAATATGACTTATGAAAATTTATTAACGGAAGCAGAAAATTTTGATCTATGGCCAGATCTTATTGTGTGGAAACATAGTCGCCGGCACAATCACGATCCAAGATTTTTAGAAGTTACAAAATCAATGCTTTTTAAATACGGCATAGACAAACAATTTATAGATCAAGTCTACGGTTAAATTTTATACCAACTTAGGAATTTGTGGATCTTATCAGCGACGCTGGTCCAATCGCCCATTTTGGGTTGACGGAATAATGTAGCAGTGGTATACCAAGGACTCGAATCACGATCAAGTAACCAACGCCAGTCAAGGGCATACTGACTTAACATGATCCACACAGGTCGACCCAATGCTCCGGCTAAATGAGCCACAGCAGTGTCAACACTAAGCACCACATCCATGTGCATAATCAATGCAGCCGAATCAGCAAAACTTTTTATGGAACCTGGGTATGCGTTAACACCACTGGCCATTAATTCAGCTTCTTCTTCTGCGGTGCAATCGCATTGTAAGTTAACCCACTCATAGCCTGGATTGCGTTTGATTAACTCTAACATTGTTTCAAACGGCATACCTTTGTGTCGATTGATCCAGGTATCTCTACGACCACTCCAACAAAAGCCCACACGCAATCGTTTTTTTGGACCCAACACTTCTTGCCATTGTTTTTGTAATGGAGCATCGGCGGTCAAATAGTATTGCACACTGGCCAAGTTCTCAACAGTTGAGCTAATTACACCCGGGATACTCATAATAGGAATCCAAAAATCAAACGGAGGTAACGGGTCTCCTTCGACTAAAATTGTAGGAGTTGCTGGACCAAGTATTAACGGACGAAGATTTGAATTCAATGTTAATACTACTTTGGCACCTCGACTGGTTATGTCTCCTATAAATCGAATAAATTGTATATTATCACCGTGTCCTTGTTCACCTACTACTAAAACAGTTTTATCTTTGACGTCTTGACCAGTCCACCTGGGTTGTGAATAGTTGGGTAACTCGCCTGCAAGATGTTCATAGTTCCAACGACTTTCGTATTGTGGCCACCCACGAGCATAATCACCTGCTAATAGATAAGCAACAGCCAAATTAAATTGTGCAGTTGGGTGGGCGGGTGCCAGTTGTATACTGCGTTGCAAGAAAGGAATAGCACCTAACGGGTCACCACATTCGCGCAATACATTTCCATAATTGTTAAATGCCGACGCTGAATTTCGATCTTCGGTCAATGCCTGAGCATAATATTTTAATGCTAGTTCTGGGTTGTTTTGTTCACGAGCTGTGTTGCCGTGTGCGATTAGTTCTTCTGTGTGCATAAACATATTTAATCTAGCGCAAAACAGGTAAAATATTTGTCTACCATAAATACTTGTCAACGCAATTATGCGTTTTATGCGGAAGAATAAACCCTACCGCGTAGTGGCTAGAACCCACATCGGACTTCTTTAAGGAGAAAACAAAATGGGACGTCCTCTTAAAATTAAAAAAATTACCGAAGCTAGTTACAATGCCAGTACCGGTGCAAACCCTGGTGTTGATATTGGTTTCAACGCATTAACAAGTTTAACAGCACCTGTGTATCCAAGTTCAACTTGGGATTCAGCAACAGAATATCTTGGTGTAGTTGGTGGTGTTCAACCTCCAACAGTGGCTAGCACAAACTATCCAATTGTCAAGTGCGAAGTAAACATTACCAACAGCTACAGCGGTCAAACACCTGGATTGATTATCCGTCAAAAAGGTTCACGCAAGTTCCTGGTATCCACTACAGCTGGTATTGATCCAGAGAATGCAGTAATTGGTGGATCACCTACAGTGGCCCTGCGTATTCGTGTAGTTGGCGATACCAACTGGACAGCCATGGGCGCTCCAGCAGGTTACGGTGTAGGCACAGTTTTTACACCAACAGCAGCTTCAGCTGCAGGCACTACTGGTACAGCTCAAGAAGTTGGTATTTGTGTGTTGAGCAGTGACTTAACACCACCAGCTGGCGACATGAGCATCAGCTATTTCAGTAATGACTCTGTAGAAACCGCAATTAGTAAAATTACCAACAAGTTCTTACAGAACTTTGCAGGTGGTGAAACTGGCGGAGCAGCCAACACAGGCGAAGTTTGGGATTCGGATCAGGTTGTCAACAACGTGGCATTCGCGGACAACTTCTTCAGTGACGAAGGCACAACAGCCAAATCTGGTGCTGAAGTTGATACATGGGGCACAAACGGTTCAGAGCAATTGGCAACCGGCGCTTTGGATCTGGCAATTGTAGAAAGCTATAAGAGTTAATTTTGTTGTAATCCTAAAAATCCCCGCTAAGTATTGTGGGGATTTTTTATGACAGCATTTATACTTGGCAACGGCATTAGCCGAAAAGGCATTGACTTAAACTTGTTAAAGCAACAGGGAAAAATCTATGGGTGTAATGCCCTTTATAGAGAATTCACACCTGACGTGCTGATTGCCACAGATCGGCTAATAGCCGCACAAATACAAGAGTGTGGCTATGCAAAAAATCATAAATTTTACACCCGTAGACCCATTGAAGGACTGGGCGCACAATTGGTACCAAAAGCATATTTTGGCTACAGCAGTGGACCCAATGCCATAGGCGTGGCCTGTATAGATGGCCATCGTAACATATACTTGTTGGGATTTGACATGGGCCCCACAGAAAACAACCGGTTTAACAACATCTATGCTGATACTGAATTTTATAAAACATCAGCACATCCTCCGACATTTGCTGGAAATTGGGTAAAACAAGTAAAAAAAATTATGGAAGATCATCGACTAGTAAGATTTATTAGGGTGCAAGGCCCTACTACAGCACACATAGCAGAATTTGATTCTATAACAAACCTTACTCATCTAGATCTCAACACCTTCGTAGACCGCATAAATAACAAAAAGGATCTATAGATGTCTACATATAAAAATACCAGCGGCGATCTGACACT